AGCCGCTGCCGCTTCTGCAACTGCTGCTGCTGCCAGTGAAACTGCTGCCGCTGCTAGTGAATCTGCTGCTGCCACATCTGAAACTAACGCTGCAACATCTGCTTCTACAGCTTCTACTCAGGCAAGTAATGCTGCTACCAGTGCTACTGATGCTTCAAACTCAGCTACTGCTGCTGCAACTTCTGAGAGTAATGCATCAACAAGTGCTTCGGCTGCTGCTACATCAGCTACTAATGCTGCGACATCTGCAACTGCTGCCGCTAGTTCTGCTAGTGCTGCCGCTACTTCAGAAACCAATGCAGCCACATCTGCTAGTACAGCAACCACACAAGCAAGTAATGCATCTACATCTGCAACCAGTGCTGCAACATCTGCAACCAATGCAAGTAATGCTCAGACTGCTGCTGAAACAGCTCAAACAGCTGCCGAAACTGCTCAAGCTGCCGCTGAATTAGCTGCTGATAACTTTGATGATACTTACTTAGGAGCAAAAGCATCTGATCCGACACTAGATAATGACGGAGATGCCTTGAATGCTGGTGATTTATACTTTAATACTAGTTCCAATGTACTTAAATACTATGATGGATCTGCTTGGAATAACATTGAAGCCACTGATACAAGTGGTTTTGCAACGAAAGGATTTGCGACAGCTATGGCTAGCGCATTATAAAGGAGAAATAGATGGCACAAGACTTTGAAAGATCATACGCAAGTTCAATCTCAAATGCTTCTGGTTCACCTACGACACTAGTTACATCTAACAGTGATGATGCAATCGTTTCTATTAGATGTGTGAATAAACACACAACAGCAGTTAATGTAACTGTTTTAATTAGTTCTGGTGGAACAGATTATTATGTGATTAAAGATGCACCTTTACCTTTAGGTGGATCATTAGAACTTATAGATTCTGGGAGTAAGATTGTCATACAGAGTGCAGACGTAGTTAAAGCCTATGCTGATACAGCTAGTGCAGTAGACGTTCTTGTATCTTATGTAGACGCAATTAGTACATAATGGCATATATTGGAGTACAACCTACAGATACTTATCTAAGTATTGCTTCCCAACAGATTACTGGTACAGGGAGTGCTACTTATACTTTAGATTATTCTGTATCTAATGAGGAAGATGTCGCTGTCTTTGTCAATAATGTTAGACAGAATGTATCTAGCTATACAGTATCAGGAACATCATTAACACTAGGGGGAACTATCTCTGCTAGTGATAGCTGTTGGGTATTATTTTTAGGAAGGACAGTCGGCACAAAGACACCAGCAGTCGGTTCTGTTACTAACGATATGTTATCTGGAAGTATTGCTACTTCTAAGTTAGCTAATCAAAACATAGGATTTAGAAACCTCATCATCAATGGTGATATGTCTATTGCACAGAGGGGTACTTCTAGTACAGGAATTACAGGAAATGGTTATGCCATAGATAGGTATAGACATCAAATTACTAACGCAGGAACTTGGACTATTTCACAATCAACAGATGTACCAACAGGACAAGGTTTTACGTATTCTCAAAAATTAGATTGCACAACCGCTGATACTTCTTTAGGTGCTTCAGATAGAATTAGATTTCAACAAAGAATAGAAGGTAATATGTTACAATCTTTAAAATTTGGCACATCTTCCGCTGAGAGCATTACTATATCTTTTTGGGTTAAGTCTAATAAAACTGGAACTTATTCTTGGAGTGCCTGTGATATAAGTAATACGAAATTAATTAGTGCTTCTTATACAATAGATTCAGCAGATACTTGGGAAAAGAAAACATTAACTTTTGCAGGAACTGATTCACCTAGTATTAGTATTAATAATACTGCATTTTTACAATGTAGTTGGTGGTTAGGTGTAGGAAGTACCTATTCAGGTGGCACATATAGAAACACTTGGACTACTTTTGCTAATAGTGATGAAGCCGCAGGACAAACAGTCAACCTAGCCGACAACACAGCTAACGAATGGTACATCACAGGCATCCAACTAGAAGTCGGTACATCTGCTAGTGACTTTGAGTTCTTACCTTATGATGTGAATTTACAGAGGTGTTTTAGATATTATGAAAAAGATACCACAGAATATAGATTTAGTTTACAAACAAACGCTGATTTTGGTGCTAAAACAGGTCATTTACAATGGAAAGCTACAAAAAGAGCAACACCTTCACTAACAGCAGACCCAGATGCAGGCAATGTTAATTTAACAAGAAGAACTATTTGGGGTTGTGGTCTTACATTGGGAGGTGCTGTTAGTTCTAGTTCAAACCTTCCAAACGGATATATAGCAGACTCGGAGTTATAGATGATACAAAGCGTAGAAAAAAAATATGAATATGATGGTGTTTGGTACAACAACTACATTTTAACTTACACCAATGGTGAAACTTGGAATGTACCACAAGACACAGCAAACCGACACTACCAAGAAATACTAGAATGGGTAACGGAAGGAAACACAATTACAGATAATGGGGGTTCAGAATGATAACAGAACCTTGTATAGCCTGTGGATGTAACCCTTGCATATGTGACGAGGGTTGTGATTCCTGTGGAGCATAGGTGAAATTACTATTAACAATTTTATTTTTATTTGGTGTAACAGCTACAATTACTGATGTAAAAGCTGAGACCAATACAGTGTCCAGTACGATTACTGGCACAACTACAGTAGACAAAGCTCCTCCATCTGCAATATCACCAGGTATTAGCATAGTTAATAGTGATGTTTGTGTTAGTGCTTATAGCGGATCTGTTACCACACAGATACTAGGAGTTAGTACAGGCGTAACTGTTTCAGATTCTAACTGCGTTAGGATTAAGCTAAGTAGGCAGATGATGTCGTTGAACCTTAAAGTTCCAGCGGTAGCTATACTAGCACAAGATCCCCAGGTGTTTGATGCATTATGGATGTCTGGAGTTTATCCCCCTATCGAAGGCAAAATCGCAGAAGAATCAAAAGAAATTTGGTTAGCCAATATAGACATGATGCCAAAAGGATCTAAGATTAAAGACAATTTACTAAACAATAGAAAAAAAGAACCAAAGGAATTTAGTGATGCACAGAATGTGGCTTTGTTTAAAGGTCTGTTTCTTATTGCTACTGGTCTGCTCTTATTCTAAAGCAGAAGATCTCACTACAGGAAATATATTAGATCCAGCTGATACCTGGACTACATACGACAGAGCTTCAACAGAACAATGTAGCTACTCTGGCACATTAGAAGATGGTGAAGTTTGTACTGGCAGTGCTGACCAGGGTGGTGCAGCTATTGGTGGTGGTGGTATTATTAGCGAAGAATACTCTTTAAAAGACCAGGGATTAAGTGTTGCAGAAATGCAACAAGGTTTTGATTTAGAATATGGTGCATCCATAGAAAGCCATATATCCAATACTTCTGTACCCAGCTGTGAAAATACTACGGGAGATTGCAGAGATTATTTTACCATTAAATTACATTTAACTAAATCTGATGGTAGCTCCATTAATACCTATGAACACACTGTAGAAATGGATTATTCTGGTGTGAAAGACTACAAATATACACAAAGTATTGGCACTAATAGTTATCAAGATGTTAATTTTAAAATGGATATCTGGTCTGTTGATGCTGGATACACCTCTGGATATTATGGCGGAATAATCTCAGATCCATTCCTAGAGATACAATACAAAACTGTTGATATTGTTACTGAAATCATTCTGGATGTAGTCGATGATATTGTAAAAGATCAAATAAAAATAGAAGAAGTCAAGATGGAAGTCGTGTTAGAAAATATATATACAGATGATCTAGTATTTGAAATGGATTTTACTGATGCAGCTCCTGAAGAACCTATGATAGAAATGACAGAAACAATAGAAGAAGCACCAGAAATAATAGAGATTGAAGCAGAGATTGAAGAAGCGATTGAGATGGAATCCAGTAGCGAAGATGCTACAGAGTCCACTGTGGAGAATGCGGAAGAAACCGAACAAGAAGTTATACAACAGAAAGAAATTAAACAAAAAATTGCTAACAAGTTAATGGCTGGTAAAGACAAATCTAGTAATGAAGCACAAACCACACAATTAGCTTTGATGGTAGTTCTGTCTGATATTAGTTTTACAGATCTAACAAGTACACAGATCCAGGATGTTAATTACTATGAGGATCTAACTTTCTATAATACCCAGGATGTGATACAAGATAATGGAGCAAACATAATAGGATATATGGATTACCTAGCAATCAATGAAATGGTAGACAGTCAATGGCAGAATTAGAATTACCTGGTGGTATAAAATTTAAAGGTGGCAAGATCTTTGCTATCATTACTGCATTAGTTACATCTGTTGGTGCATTATGGGGAGGTTTTGAGTTTTATAAAGATTATCTCACCATGAAAGAACAGATCCAGGAATATACAGCTCCAGATCTTAGTGGATTTGATAAACGAATTGACCTAGTGCAGCAGCAAGTAGATATGCTCCAGGGTGAAATATCTATGGTTTTAGAAGAAGTAGAGCTAGTAGCTTCTACTGCAAAAGAACTTAAAGATGATTTAAAGGCTGACGTAAGGCAACTTGAGCAAGACTCCAGGCATACAGAGTCATTAGTTAATTCTATCAAGAACTCTACTAGAGATGAGTTAAGATTATATGAACAATCTATTAAAGAATTAGAAAAAGAATTAGACCTAAAAATAAAGAAAGCATTGGAAAATCCTCTGTCTGGAATAAAATAGATTGACATAAAAATGGAATTTAATAACTTCGATCCTTTACACCAAAATTTATTGAAAGGAAAAGACATGACTGCATCGGAAGCTCACTCCATTGAAAGAGAATACTACGAAATGAAAAAGAATTATCACATGATTTTAGATATGTTGGAAGCTGAAAAGACCAAGAACCAGGCTTTAAGAGCTGAGAATATAGAACTAAAATATCAAAAGAAACCAAGCGAAGCTGCATAAAGATGCCTAACTTAGCCAAATTAACTACCGCAAAAAAGATTGAGGTGTTAATTACCCAGGTTAATGTTATGCAAGAAAAAATAAATCACATCTCTGATACAGTAGAGCAGCAATCTAAAGATATTGCTGATTTGAACAAACGCATGAACATGGGAGCGGGTGGCATCAAAGCTATCGCTCTCTTTGGCGGTATCATTATTGCTGCTATTGCTCTGTTTACCAATTTTTTTAGCTTAAAATAATCCTATAAATTGCTATGTTTATCCTGTGGATAAGCGAATATTAAAAGGCTTTCAATCCGAGATGGCTGCCGAGCTTTGGCTCACTCAACAAGGCTATATTGTCTATGCTAAAAAAGCAGTTCAATCCCCTATCGATTTTTGTTGCTATGATCCAGAAACAAAACAAGTTTTGTTAGTCGATGTGAAATCCTCCAGTTATCGTAAGACTGGGAGGAGAGTAAACTCCCAAAATAACTTTATTTACCGATCACCTACAACTTTACAAAAAGAATTAGGTGTGCGATTATTGTACGTTTCAGAGGAGGGTGAGTGTACGTTAGACTCACCAGTAAAGAAATGTTAAATATGTTAATATCACCAATAGCGAATATTGTTGGTGACACAGTTAAAGGTTTTATTGAAACTAAAAAAGCAAAAGCAGAACTAGCTGTTACCGAGATCAAAGCTAAAACTAAATTAAAAGAAGATCAGATAGCTGGTAAGGTGGCATGGGAACAGTCTGCTGTCGATCAAATGCAAGGTAGCTGGAAAGATGAATTTTGGACTTTGGTTTTTGGAGCGATTTTATTAGGATGTTTTCTACCTTTTACTCAAGAATATGTAGAAAAAGGTTTTAAATTTCTTGACGAGAGTACCCCATCGTGGTTCTCTACTTGTTTAATTTTATGTATCAGTGCATCTTTTGGTATCAAAGGAGCTAGTGGTGCAATAAAGTTATTTAAAAAATAGGAGATAACATGGAAAAATATGCTTACAAAGCTATCGAGAAAATGGATGAATGGATTGCCTGGTTTAAAGATGCGAGTCCATTAAAGAAATTTATTTTCTTTGCAGCTCTAATGATTGTTCTCGTTGTTCTAAATAAAATCTTTTAATGCACTGGTACGACTGGTCTAAAAAGAATAGAAACGAACAAGAAGAATATAAAAAAAAATCTCAATCAAAAATTTGTCCTGATTGTAAAAAGTATCCATGCCTGGGTGATAAGTAC